CGCTCCCTGAGAGTCACTCAGTTGACAACTTCCCAGCCTCTTCAAGGCTGAGAAGTACTCTTTGTCTTCAGCTGTGAGCACAGGACACAGAGACCTCCAGATGTTCTTTAGAAAGGACACCTGGTGATCTTGCAGTTCGATGTTCACCACAGCTGAGCGGAGCGGAAGAAACTCACCCACAGGCACAGACATGCCCAGTTCTCGGAATTTCAGGACTTCCCTGAAATCGGAGAACTGGCCACGACTGCCCTCACACGGCAGTTCAAATGGAAGCCGGGTCGGTGTGAACGGGAGACGGTCAAGGATCTCTTCGGATATCCTCGCAAATCTCCGGTCCAGCACCTTACGGATCTTAACAGAGCGCTTCAAAGTAGAAACGTACTGTGCATGATCCGTGCTATTCTCAGGACGTAACCCGGGTTTTGGGTTAAGTCCCCCGAATTCAGTGGATACCTCGAGACTCCGATGAGTCTTTTGAAGTATCTTCTTGAACCGGGACACGATGAGCCACTTTGGGAAGCCTCTCTTTATAAGGAGAGGGATCACATTGAGGTCACTCGCTGAGTCTAGCCCCTTCCACTTACCACAATCTACACTTCGTTCCCCGTCAAAGAAAACCTGGGAGTCAATTGACCCCCAGGACTCAGAGACATAATTCTTTCCGATAGATAATCCGAATCCCACCTTAGGGGCGACAGTCTTCCACCGGTTGATCTCATCAGAGGTCAACCTGGCAAGAACGTCATCCCCGTGGATGAGAGCAGGAATATCTTGGATACCCTTGCGGGTGGCTTTACCAATGGTAAAGGCATTTACAAGAGAAAGAATTGGGAAGGACAATAAAGATCCCATCAGTTGACCGTTGGTCTGCTCGATGGGCTCAATACCTGTCCACGAAGGGTAGATGATGGTATGCGGACTCGCTTCCATCAGAACATAAGGAATCAGTTCAGGGTAGTAAACCTCAAGGAGACTTAGCAGCTCTTCGATGGCCACACTCATCATCTGTGAGTGCATCCCATCAGTGGCAGCTGAGTAGTCTCCTGAGAGCCATTTACCCGGAACATCTCTCATCTTCCTAACTTCCTCATCATAATCGGGGGTGAAACAGGGCTTGAAACAATTAAAGAGGGACAATGTGTTGAACATTGCCTTCTGAAGAGGTTTCAAGGCCCAGTTATCACCGGGGCCCACGGTTATCATTCGAACTTTCAGAGGCTCGAGGATAGCGTGGGCCTTGGCCCGGTTGTGATGAACTGGCTCTTTAGGATACTCCAAGTACCACCCATCAGCGATGGGTTGCCTGAAGTTATCACTAAAGGGATCCAAGTAGAATCCGGACTTCCTTCGCCACCCTTCAATAAAGTGGTGAAAAAGATAGTCCTCAATCTGCTTGTCTCCAATTGCCACACATTCCCGCGTCAACGACGTTTGGCCATTCTTATGAAACTCATTCGTAAAAATGCCATGTCGTGGGATTGGGTCCTCTAGGAAAGAAAGGGTCTCCGAAATGAGAACCTTCTTCCCTCGGGGATCACGGGAAAGTCGGAAGTACAAATCAAATCGCCTGTCGATGGCCGATCTATCCATTAGAAGTTTGGATAGATATCGGTTCATTTAAAGACGATCATGATTTGTAGAAAGAAGAAGAAGAGGTGAGTTGAACTTGATTCCTTTCTCCTTAAGATCCGCCATAGGAAGGCGATAATCCACAGAAGAACACATGGTAATAAATTCCATGGCTTCTGGGGACTGGTCGCAATCCCTACAGCGTTTCTGTCCAAAATCATCGATCATGACTAGTGGTTGATTGGAATATCCGTCCCAGTGCTTAATAACACTGGATCGTGTATAGACACAATCATCCCAGTCCTTTTCGAGGAATCGGGACAGGCGCTTACCTAACCGGCTCTGTATCAGAGACTTACCTGAACCTGCGGGTCCAGATAAGCATATGGTAAAGGGCTCAAGGCGGGGGTGCTCTGGCTGAATAAGAGTCTGGTCTGTAAGACGGGACAATTGATCAGTAAAGGTACCACCACAATCCCTGCGAGTGTCAAAAGTCGCATGAGAGTTAGGTAGACGGGTCTTAGAGGAGAGAAAGGCGGGAAGACCGCTCAACCAAGGCTGGATGAACGATCGGAAGTCCTTCAGGATGGCCCGATCAGTCGTGTTGACTTTCTGTAGAGTGGAGGCGTGGTCTCGATAAGAGTCCATTACCATGGACTCTGGTGCAGGAAAGGCTAAGGCCTTACACTGCATCAGGTCCCACAAAACAGAGAGTCGTTTACGATTGGTCAGACCATCCAGGTCCTGCCGTAGGATTCTTCGGAAGCTGGGATAAAATAGGAACTGCCCTTCTACAATAGTAGAAGGTCGCTCCTGCTTCATTTCAACACTGAAGAAGTCACACAGCAGGCCCTTGAAGGCCTTCGGGAGTTTCTTCACTTCCACGGACTGTAGAAGTGTTGTCAGGTGTGCCTCACAGCGTCTGAAGGAGAAGTTCAACTTAGGAAAGTTGACATCCCTCCAGATCTTGAGGCATTCCGTATAACTCTGCAGGGCTACCTTTCGATAGTCCTGATCGCTTAGACCTTTCTTTTTCAAGATAGGTACAGGTGACGATGCTCCTGGCTTCACCAACCCTGCGTTTTTAATCATTGATTTATTCGCAGCTCGGTTTAGTCACGGCAGCCAAGCCAAGCTTAGCCGTAACAGTCTTTTCTCCCTTTTCACGAGGATTGCTCGCGAGGTAGGGTATGCCCTAAATAGGGGTACCTCTTTAACTTGTAGCACGGTTCTCACTAGATTTCGTTTGACTAAATGTTATCATGTGTGAGTCTGGTATACAAGAGTCGCGTGAACACCCATTACACTTACAAGCCTAGATCGGCTATAAATGAACAGGTCAAGGGCACTATGCCCTTGCTTCGGGGTAAT